AGTTGTACATTCGTAACATTTCGCTGCAAGACCATCTATTGAATAATCAGAGACCTGATATGCCGCACCGCCAGTAACTCGAACGGGCGAATTCTCCACATTACCACCAATGACCGGAGACGAGCTGACATTAACGCCATAATTCATTTTCCACAGAGCGGAATCCCGACCGCGATTGTATTCTTTGGTCACCCATTCCTGATCCTGATGAATATTAAAAAATTTAAAAAATCCAAGATCTCCATTGTTATATATATTTCCAAATCTAGATCCAACAAATGTTTGATTGGCGTTTGTCAGTGGCAAATCATCACCCGGCGGGCTATTCCATGTTCCAGGTCGCTCGACACCATTGATATAGAATTTCGTCAATGCACCATTACCAAACGTATGTGCTAATACAATGTTATAAACCCGACCGACTTTTAAAGGCGCATCGTTAGTCGCGTAGAGGATATTCGCTGTATTTCCGATATTGCGAAAATAAAATTCCAAAATCCCGTTATTTACGCGGATGAAATAATTTTGATTCGACGCGGTTGAACCTTTAGAGATTATTCCCTGGAATGCCACAACACTTGAAAATCGAGCCCAAAACGAAAGTGTAATGCTTCCACTCGCAATACTCAGCGATGAGTCATTACCCATGTTTGATTCTGACGCGCCGTTGAAATATAGAGTTTTTCCAAGAGAAGAGTATTGATTATGCGCTCCACCAATCAGCGTACCATTATTCGTCCCGACAGCATCAGACATATCGTTGCGAACTAGATCCCATGCTGAGATGAGTCCGGGCTCATTGCCGTCGACATCCAATTTGGCTAATTGCCTAATATATGGTACGATATGGGTCATATTTTTATTAACTCATTATCAGAGATAGCAGAAGCCGCAGAATTTGGTAACGATGCATATACTCTTCCATGTAAATCAGATTTTTCCGGAATTGGAAATGACGTAACAGGCGAAATCTCAATCGCCGTCGTTCCGCCGCTTGAAAGAGGAGCACCTAAAATAGTTATTGTAGAGCCGCCAAAAAATGTTAATCTATTCTTAAATTGAAAACAACAACCAGTCGTTACAGGAATTGTAAAATAACTCGCTTTTTTAAAGTTTAGAACATATCCTCTTGGGATTGAATAAATGAAAGCTTTACTCTTATTATTTTCGTACGATATAAATCCTTTTACAGTATTTAAATCATTAGGAACGCCGCCTGTTATCGTTCCATCCTCGTAAATGTAAACATTTCCAATTAAATCTTTTAGTGCAATTGCACCATTGATACGGATTAACTCTGTAGTTAACGCTACCTTATTTTGTCCATTCAACGTGACAATTTGGATTATTTGATCCCAGTTTTCATCTAATCCTAAAATCTGTATCTGCCCGGTATCTCCAGCGTTAGATGAACTGATGTGAGTAATCCTATCAGTTGTGTAATCAGTGAATACATAATTGTTAACTGGACCATCCCATAATGTCACTTCTGAAAATGCAGGTATGCTAAATTTTTGGCCATCAAATTGAGCTATGGAAACACCCCTGAGTTGCCCTAACGCCAATCTAGCTGACCTATCTAATGGTTCAGTCGTAGTCGCCATTAGATTGCCTTTTGATAGCTACCAACAGTAGCACTATTAGTTGCACTACCCGCGACAACCAATGTCGCACGCCATTTCTGATATGGGAAATGATCTATATCAAGGCTAAACAACACAGGAGAACCCGCTGATTGAATAAGACCAGGTGGAGATGATCCATCATTTAAAATAAATCTTTGAGTTACTTCGACCCACTGAGTTCCATTATATCCCCAAACCTGAAAATCGATCGTATTTCCATTAATAGTTCCAGCGAATGACAACGATTTCTCACCTAGATGGGCAACACCATTATCATCGGGGAAATTATGAACATCTATTGATAAATTCGTCTCATTAATCAATACAGGATTCGAAATATCGTCAAATCGTGGATCGTCCGTACGCTGTATATTGAGAGACCCAGTTACAGCGTCTACTGCACTACCAACACCGCCCTGACCGTTTCCGATTCGATTTTCACACGTCATAGCCATACCACCACATTCGCATCGGCAAGAGTGTTAGTCATATAGACATCGATGGGAGACGAGTGTGAAATCTCGATATATTCGCTCTCAACTCCATCTTCTTTTCCGCCGTCCAACGGAGCACCAGTTGGAGCCGCTCCACCGGTCTCACGATAAGTAATCCGCATTGACCCTTTGTTGCTGCCAATTTTTATTCGACCGGACGTCACATTTGTCGCAACCAGCGTCCAGGCCGACGATGATACTGTGACTATCGCTGGATCTGCCATTATTCCCCCTCACCTTCTGGCATTTTAGACTCTTCAGATTCGCCAGGGTTACCACCAGGGTTACCACCAGGGTTACCACCAGATTTCGACGCTCCCTTAGACCACGGGACCGGCGTCAATTCCGGGATTTGTCGCTGCAATTTCGCCCGATTTAGCGACCCATCACTGCCATTGTGGTTCCGCGCAACATCGTCCAAATGCTGAGCACCCATCTCGATGTAATCCTTATCAGCCTTGCTCTGCTTACTCGGGTCGATGATCGGCATCGGTGCACCGCCCCATTCACAGTTCAGCCACGCGGCGCGGCGCAATGGATCACTCCAGCCCGGCGCGCTTATCCGCCCAGCGGCAATCTCCTCAGACATCCAAGATTCCACGAGTGGATTGAGCCAATCGGAGGCTTGCTCTGCTCGGCCAATTTTTGCTACACGCCAAAACAGTATCAATGCGCCCATCGAAGCCGTATATGACCGACCAAATTTCATCGTCTGGACTTCGATCGGCATCGAACTCGAAGCACAAAGATAGGTCATGTAAGCCTCAACAAAACTCGCAAACTGCTCAACCGGCGCAGTATTTGGGATAGCTTCGAGTTTTTCGCCCGACTGCAAACCAAATACAGCCGATACTCCGGGAACCGTCGAGATCACTTCAGGAAGTCGAGAATATACCAATTGAGCGATCTCACTCGTCGCCTCAGGAGTCTCTAAAGGTGCCTGGTAGGTATCAATGATCCCGGCATTCGTGTGAAACGGATCACTCATCGGGGCGTCTTTAGAGGGCACCCCGACGAAATTTAATTGCGATTGCGAAATCGCCTTCAAAATCTGGGCCTGCGAAAACCCTGTGATGTTGCTGTAATCCTGGACAGCATGGGCAAGCTCTGACATACCCCGCCCTTGGCCCGGGTATTCAATCTCATATCCGTGCAGCATAAACCGCCGGCCGGAACGCGGACCAATCGCGGGGATTCTGCGCGTTTCGTAACCCTTTTCCGTCAAAACCATCACAAAATAGCCGATTTCCCTACCATTTTTGTCCCGCTCAATACCATCATGCCGGCCCTGATTGAGTCCGTAGGTATCTGTAAGGCCATACCCGACAATCTGTGTCGGGTCGACGATCGATAATTGCAAAGGATTGATCAGATCTTTTCGACCGGAATAGTGGAATCGGATGAAATACTCGCCATCGCGACGACGCAAAATCTCGATAAAACGCTGTAATTGCGGGCCATTATTCGACTCATCCAACGCGCACTGCTTCGACAAAAACCAGCAATCGAATCGCTGAGAAACCTCATCCGCCCAACGCTCAGCGCGCGAAGCGCTAATCCCTAAAATATCGGCTTTCGGACTCGGAATGTATTTGAGACCAGTGTCGATTATCGTATCAGCATAACGCCGAACGAGACTACGGGCCTGTAGAGACTCACCGTAAGCCGTCCTGGAATTTTGCAGTAATAGAGGATGATCATAGACGTTGCCGGAACCCGTTGAGGTGATTCCACGCTCATATTTTGAGCCGTCGTTCCAGACTGCGCCATACGGGCCCGGACCAAAAATGGTCTCCTGCGCGGAAAATCTACTATCACCAGAGATCGGCGGATGGGCTAGCGGAGTTGGCTCGACTCGGACCAATTGTCTCTGAGGCTCGCCTCGCCATTTTGCCTCTTGGCGGTCGCGTTCCTTGACAAAGGCATCCCAGTCGTCGACGATCATCAGTAGTACATTCCTAACCGGCGTCGAAGCCGCAAATTGACATTCAAACAACCATCAAGCTTACGCTCATACCAATCAATCATCCTCTTTAAACTGTCCATATCCTTGAGGATTTTCGTAGTATCACGCTGCTTGGCTTGTTGGCTACCAGCTCCATCATCAAACCGATAAGACTCTACCGATTCAGCTACAATAGCCAAATATGTCGATTGCATGGCCTCAAGTTGCAATCGCAATTGAGCCAGATACGCCTCGTCGGCTGCGCGCTGAGCCGCTGTATAGCAGCGTGCCATGATCTAATGATAGTGGTGTCATATTATACTGTCAACGAAAATAGCAAAGCGATGCTATTTTTTGTGACTTTTTGCTTCAAAAAGTAGACAAGAAAAATTCTAAATCATGTTTTCTGCAAAAAATCCATACAACTCCCACTATCATTAATTTCTGATGCTAACGGCGCATATGTCGTTTTTATGCCTTGTTGATAATTGCCAACCTCTACCAAATTCTCCTCATATGCACAGAAAAATTTGTGAAAAGCTGGGCCCATAGACGGCTCGCCCTTTTCAACTGCATAGGTACAGTTTTTGCATAGATCGCCCGTAGTTATGGGCTCTTGGGACATCTCCAATTGATCCATGATGACACCTCCCACATCCGCAGTAATTGTAGTGATAATGGAATCGATGGTCAAGTCGTTATTTTTTAAGGAGATCTTTACGGACCTGCTGTATTCGACGGTCGAGGTTGTCTTGCATTTGACGCAATACCTGGGAGATATTGATTTCGTCAATTTGTTGCTGCGATACGCCTTGTTGTTTAGCGAAATCCCGCAACAATTTGACGCGCTCGTCAAGAAAAATGTGTTGCCCAACGATGTTGAGCACCCGAACGTCCAGGGCCTCATTTGATCGACCAGCGGGGAGCTCAAAAGTCATTCCGCCGTCTTTCATTACCTCAGCTGTCAATTGCCGGAAATACTGAGCGGGGTAATCTTTTGGGAATTCACAGAATCTCCGTGCCTGTGGCTCATAAGGTCTACGTTTAACTTGCAAACATTCATAGATAATTTGTTTATAAAATACACCAGAAAATTGATAATAACCACTTTCGCCAGACTTATACCAACGGTAACGTTTTAAATCTGCAGGAGTAAACTCGTCGTATGTTCCTTTTCCTTGCTTTTCTCTTTTTCTCTGACTAAGATACTTAAAACCGTATGCAGCAAAAATCCTATTCACACCAGACTGACAAAATTTCAAAACTACATCAGTTTTATACCTCGCATCTATTAATACAATTTTTGGGATCATCTCGATCCCATCCGCACGTTTAAACACCATTTGACCAGTTGCAAACATTTCACGCAACAAAGCCCATGCACCCTCATTCGGGTCAGACACATCACCTTTTAAAATCCGATAATCGATACTCCATGTTTTATAATCCTCTCCATGTCCACAAATCTCCAATTCAATTCGGGGAGGTTTATTTTTATTTTTCTTTGAACCTTTCTGTACATCTGCACCAACTGTTAAAAACAAAACCCCATCTGGCACAACGTTGCGAGCATATGTTCCTGATGATATGTTCTCTGGACGAATCTCAGTAGCCTCTTCTTTGTATGGCAAACCCAGCTCAAGATTTGTAAACGATCGCATTCCTTGAGCCGGACTTTCCAACGCCGTCAAATAATTTTGATATACAGTCTCCCATGAATGCATTCCAATCGGAGAATATAATGCAGAGATATGATAGCTGCGATGATATTTAGACCTCGACTCGGCCGTTGGAATCCATTTGCCTTTTGCTAACATATGAGTCTTAGCCGAATTATTTATCGCGCCTCCGCATTTAACACAGGAATAATAAACCCTGACTACTTTCCCCGCTTCGGTATCGACTTTAATACCATACTTTGTTTCTTCATCACCCCAAAGTAACTCCTGATACTCACCACAATACGGACAAGGGACAAAATATTTCCGCTGATCTCCTTTTTCATACATCCGTCGGATATTTGAGACATCCCATTCAGTCGGGGTAGACACGTCTGCAATTTTTGCCCGAGCCCCGAACGCATGTGTTCTGGCCTCAGAAACGTCCAACCAATTTCCTTCGCCAGTGTGTAAATAGGTCGGCGCACCGTCTATCTCGTCACGCAATAAAATTCGAACCGAATCTTGACGCAATGCAGATGGTGATTGAGCAGAACCCATTAATAGTGAACCACCGAGAAATTCTTTCATCAGTGCCATATCACCGCTTCGACGTGATTTGACATTATCCGTTTGATGATTAATTAACTTTCTCAGCTGACAAGAATCAATTAATGGCTCTAATTTCTTTAGAGCCCATTTTTTTAAATTATCTTGAGTAGCGGAAACAAAAAGAATAGATGAAGGGCATGCCCCAATATAAAATGCAATCGTATTTTCTAAAATACCAGTAGTAGCGCCGATTTGAACGCCTTTCATTAATGAAACTTGCCGGACCGGCGATGTAGGGCTCAAACAATCCATGATTTCAATCATATATGGTGTATAATGTGGATCATAAAATCCAGGGCAAGGCGAATCTGATGGCATTAGTCTTTTATTTGCCACATAATCCGAAATTCGATTAATCGGTGGATTGATTGGTTTTTGATTGTTAAGCTTTTGTAGAAAAGCAATATCAGATAGAGGCATTAATTCGTTTCATCCAATTGCTGCAAAAAATCATCCATTACACGTTTAATATGGGCCAATGTTTTATATAATTCGGTCTCTATTTCATTTTTCAATTCGACGATCTTCCCATCATCATTAACATCACAAATACCGGCTACCAAATTAGCTATCTTTCCACTGCTAGTCAGAAATTCATTTGTGTCGATTGCATATAATTTCGAAACGAATTTCTGAACCAACTTGCGATCAATCAATTCGCCTTTTTTCTTGGCGTTTTCGATTTTGGTTTTTTCCCACACTTCTAAGATCTTCAAATTTGGAGCGAGGGACTCCCAACCCCGGCGTCGAAGTAAGTCTTCAATCGAATCAGGATATTCAATCGCACTGGAAAGATCTATCGGTGGCAGAACAAGGTTTTTAGCAAACTCTTCCTGCTTTTTTACAGTATTACCATTCTTGGATCCCTTCGGCCGTCCAGTTCTGTCCTTGTCAATCCCGGAAACTTTACGTTGTCGAATCCTTTCGGCGAACGATTGGTTGATCGGATCATCAGTGTTAACTAGGTCGTTTTCGTCCAATATGATACGACCCTTCTTAACGTTGTTTGTAACCGCTGCCTTTGTAATGTCTAGCTGCTTAGCGAATGACGCACGACTGATTAACACGAGTTAACCTCCTGAGTTTAGTATATCCACTTAACCAAATTTCGTCAATCGAAGGACTTTTAGATTCTTGACAAAGAGCGTTTAGACAAAAAACATGCCAAGTTGGAATTTTAGCAGGGAGTCCTGCCAGACAGGATTACAATTTATTCAAAATTATAGCTGTGACGTAATAAAGAGCGCGCCATTGCGACATAAGG